GGTAGACGGAAAGCCGGTGCAATTACCTGGTTCCATCCTCATGCCGTTGCAGGGAATGATAAAGGTCGGATGATGCCAACCCCCATTGAGCAAGAGGTAGACAACGCCCTGGACCCCGTCCTGGCGGTACTGCGTGGCTCATTCCAGGCCCGTATAGTCGGGGAACTGGCAAAGGTCTATCTATCCGGTTCTGCTGAGATGATTACCTGGGGAAAGACTCAGGCCGGGATACCGATAGCCTTTGAGGGGCCACCTATTCAGCAGGCCATAGACTGGGCCCGGGAACACGCTGCTAGGCTGGTGACACAGGTGGACGAGGAGACGAAGGCCAGGATCGCTCAGGTTGTCTCTGACGGCATCAAAAATAAGAGGGGAGTGGACGGCCTAGCCAGGGACATCAGGGCCAACTTTGCCGACATGACCAGTAAGCGGTCAAAGCTAATTGCCAAGACCGAGACGGCCAACTCCCTAGGGGAAGCATTTATCGATAGAGGCAAGGCGATGGGCATAACGGCCAAGGAGTGGATTACTATAGGCGATGATAGGGTGAGCGACGGTTGCCGTGAGAATGAGGGCGCTGGGGTCATCCCGTTCAACCAAGCCTTCCCTAGCGGCGATATGAGGCCGCCACGTTTTCCCGGGTGCAGGTGTGCAGCAGTTCCGGCAAGGGTGGGAGAATGAGCAATCAGCCGTGCCCTGAAGATATCGAGCTCAAGAAGGAGCTTGATAAGATTGACTGGAAAAAGCATCTTGAGTATGGTAGTGTTAAGGTGCAAGTTAGGCATGGTGAGAAGACCTTGACCACCATAGAGCGGACATACCCAGACTGAGAGGAGGAACCTTGATGCAATCCACCAGCGAGCTATTAGACCGAATCGAAAACCCTAGGCCCTTTGATGCGAAATACCCCATCTGGAAATGCCCTGAGTGCGGGAGCCTAGAGCGCTTTGGAGATGACTTTCTTGAGATTTGTATGAACTGTAAGGCGAACCATACCCTTGATTGGGAGAAGCATATCGTCAATGACGAAATAAGGCAAGAGTGGGAAGAGGAACTTGATGCTGACGATTGACCAGGTGAAGGAATACTCGGATGCGTTTGAGTTTTGGCCCTTGTTCCCCGAAATGGTCTTTCCCCTAAAGGAAGAACCAGAGGAAAAGTATAAACTCCGTCTGTGCTATATGAAGGATGCTAGGCTATGCCGATTAACAATGAGTGCCTTGACTTTAGATTATATTGCCTTTACTGCTTTTGCGAATCGTGATGAGACTCTATCCGAGGATATGCTGATACGGTCAGAGGATGCCCTACAGAGGCATCTACCACTAGGGACACACAAGGTATTGAAATATGCCTAAAGTCTAACAGCTAAAGAACCTGGCCCGACAGAAGAACTGAGTGGCTAACAACTACTCAGTTCTTTTTATTTAGAGAAAAACAGGATGCCATACGATAACAGGGGAGAACTACCGGACGCCGTGAAGGCCCTCCCGGCCCACGGGCAGGAAATCTATCTCTCCGTCTTTAACAATGCCTGGGAACAGTACAAGAACAGGGGTAACCAGCAGGAGCCCCTGGCCCATGCCACGGCGTGGGCCGCCGTCAAGAAGCAATATGAGAAAGTGGGCGACAAGTGGGTCGCTAAGGAGGCTGGAATGGCGAATAAGATGAGTGCGGAGAGTAAGAAAAAGCTCCTCCAGTCGGCCTTGGTGACCGAGTACGGGCTAGGTGTATCCTCGCCCAAACCAAAGGATATGCACATCGTCGAGATGTTCGACGGCGAGATTATCTACGATATCGACGGGCAATCCTATCGGGCCAGCTACACATTCGACGAGGCTGGCGAGCCCACCATCGGGGAGCCTGAGAAGGTATTATCCAAGACCACATACACCGTCATGGAGTCTGCAATTACTGAGAGAATGAAGTCCCGTAATCCATCTTTTCAGTCCTCCTCAGCTAGAATCAAGAAGTTATCAGACACAGAAGTAGATTTTGATTTTGGCGGAAAGTCCTTCTCGGCGAACTATCTCAAGGAAAATGGCAAGATAACTCTAATTGAGCCTGTGAATGCAATCGGAACGGACTGGAAACCAATGGAAGCATTGAAAGATGTCTATACCGAAATCCTCCAGGAGGCTGGCAGGCGCAATGCCTCACTGGACTCTGCCCGTCTCAAGCGGATTGTGGCGCTGTGCCAGGAGCTTCTATCGTCTGAGGATGAGCCTGACGAGAAGAAGGCTACTGAGGCACTACGGGAGGCTACGGAAGGTCTAGCCTGGCTCAAACTCCAGGAGGCCATGAAGACTGAGGACGGCCCGCAATACCCGGCCTCAGCCTTTGCCTATGCCCCATCTGTAGAGACTCCATCAGGCTGGAAGCTGCGGATGTGGGAGGACTCCGAGAAGAAAATCACCCGGGCCCAGCTAGGCCGTGCGGCGGCGGCCCTATCCCCTGGTGGCTTCCGGGGCCAGAAGGTAGCCATACCTGCTGCTGACCTCTCAGCGGTAAAGCGCAAAATACGGGCTGCATACCGGGGGTTGGATGTGGCTGACGAGGACATCCCCAAGTGGGTGAAGGAGACCGAGACCCGGGAGCTCGTAAGTAACTACACTCCTCTAACCGAGGCCAAGTTCGATAAGGGCCGGGCCACTGTAATCGTTATCAAGGCTGGATTCAACGCTTCCGAAGACCGCTACTACCCAGCAGATATGCTCAAGAGGGACTACAAGGTCTTTGAAGGCCAGAAGATGTATGCCGACCATCCTACCTCTGAGGAGGACAAGGCCCGCCCAGAGCGGTCTATAAAGGACTGGGTGGCAACGCTGACTAATGTGACCGTCGATGAGAGCGGCACTGTCACAGGGGTAGCCTCGGTCATCGAGCCGTGGCTTATGGAGAAGCTTGCCCACCTGCGCGACCAGAAGATGCTAGCAGAAATGGGCATCTCTATCAACGCAGTAGGCAGCGCCTCCAAGGGCACCGTCGAGGGCAGGGAGACACTGGTGATTGAAAAGCTCGTAGCTGCCAGGTCGGTTGACTTTGTGACTGAGCCTGGGGCCGGTGGCGTGGTTACATTTTACGAGGCAGACCGGAGCCATGATGTGGACCTGGTAGAGCTATCAGGTCTAAAGGAACGTCGCCCTGATTTGGTTAAGGCCCTGGAGGCCGAGGTCAGGGAAGGAATAACCAAGGAGGCAAGAAAAGCTATGGAACTAGAAAAGCAAATCGAGGAACTTCAAGGTCAGCTTACAACTCTGACCACGGAGCGGGATAGCCTCAAGGAGGCCGCTGAGAAGGCAGTCAAGGCGCAGGCGATAGCCGAAGCACAAGCCACTATCAAGGAGGCTGTAGACAAGGCTGAGCTGCCCGGTGCTGCCAAGGAGCGACTACTTGAGCGGTTCGCCGATGCCGAGTCTGCCGACGGGATTGTGGAGGCGATAAAGTCCGAGGTGGACTATATTGCCAAGCTCTCCGAGTCCGGCAAGGTCCGGGGCATGGGAGCCACACAGCCCAACGCAGAGAAGGGAAAGCAGGCCCTCAAGGAGTCCTTCATGCGTGGCGGCATGTCAGAGAAGGATGCCGACGTCGCCGTAGGGCGATAGGCAGAGTAAGAATAACCAACAGGAGGAAACAGAATAATGACAGCTTATGGGGCATACCCAATCGCAGACGCCCTTGACCCGGGGGATGAGATATCGTCCACGTATGAGGGGCGTCATATCACTTTGCTCGAGGGTGACCTTGTTCACCCTGTACATACTGGTGGATGGGTAGCCAAGGGAGACCCCGTTGTCTCTTTAACAGGTAGGCCCGCCATCGTTGGCGTGGCCTTCGGTGGGAACCCCGCAGCTACCGCAGCCGTCACAGACAGGATTGCCATTGACACCGAGGGCATTTGGAATCTGGATGTCCATGCGGCTAACGACGCCGGTGACGTTGCCGTGGCAGGCGGAGACTGCATATATATCAACACCACCAACGCTGTCCTGAGCAAGATCACCAACCAGGCCACGCAGGTCCCCTTCGGTTACGCCCTAGGGATTGTCGGCTCTGGTCTGACGGAGGCCATAGCGGTCAAGGTCCACTTCGACCAGTCCCTGGACAATGCCAAGAGAACCTATATGACCGTGGCTACAGGCGCCTATGTCTACGGTAAGCACCACACCAGCATCTTCGAAGGGGGCCAGAGCACCGGGCTGGAGTACTTTGACCAGCAGGTGACTGGTCTCCAGACCGGTGGCCTCTATGGCTTCGGGACCTGGATGGAACTGGCCGTAGGATTCACGTCGAATGGATCTTTGCTCGTGGTCCACGAGATAGGGCTATACGACGCAGGGGCAACCATCGTGGGTTCGGCAAGGGTAGTTATGCAGCAAGTCCAGGGAATACTGGCGGCTGCACCGGCATCCTTGCACCTGTGGAGAGTCAACATCGCCGCCGCCGGTGGAGCTATCACAGCGATGTTTGCCTTTGCCAATCCGACTTCGGCTGGATTCGTGGCATCCGCTCTTGTGGGTGCTGCAAAAATCGGTGCTATACCGTTTGCCGAAATCGTGGGCGTTGCTGGAATCGGCTGGATTCGTCTATGGGACTCGGCAGTATAAGAG